AAAATGGACACAAGTATCTCAAGGAAACCGGTAAAACAAACACATACAATCTAATACAAGAATCCTTAGAAGAAACCAAGATCGAAAACATAATGAGAAGAGCAGAAGCCGGAGATCTAACAGCTCTTAATATCAAAAATGGGCAGTATCTCGATATAACAGATATGCCCAACACACTTGCAGAAGCACAAAACTTTGTCATTGCAGCATCACAGGAATTCGAAAAGCTTCCTCTGGAAGTAAGAAGAAAGTTCGACATGAGCCCAGAAAAGTACATAGCAACTTTCGGATCCGAAAGTTGGGCAACAGCTCTTGGAATAAATCTTAAACCTGAGACACCAGATCCAGAGAAAAAAGGGGAGGTAGCAGATGAACCGAAACAGTGAAAGCTTATTTAGCTTCAATCCAACAAACCTTGATATTTCAAGATCCAAATTTGTAAGACCTTCTCAGCACAAAACAACATTCAATGCAGGAGACCTTATACCTATATACATTGATGAAGTCCTGCCGGGAGATACGGCAACCATGGACATGGCTTCAATCATAAGAATGTCAACACCTATTTACCCTGTTATGGATAATGCATACATCGATTTCTACTTTTTCTTCGTGCCTAACCGCTTAGTATGGGAACATTGGAAAGAATTCAACGGAGAAAACAACAGCACATACTGGGAGCAGCCAGTCGAATACGAAATACCGCAGATCGAAGCACCAGAAAACGGATGGGCAAAAGGAACCATAGCCGATTATATGGGCATACCTACAAAGGTAGACGGTATAAGTATATCTGCATTACCTTTTAGAGCTTATGCACTGATCTGGAACGAATGGTTTAGAGACGAGAACCTAAAACAACCTACACAAGTAAACATGGATGATACAACAGTAACCGGATCAAACGGAACAAACGAAGTAACAGATCCACAGCTCGGAGGAGCACCGCTAAAAGCTGCAAAATACAGGGACTACTTCACAAGCGCACTACCACAGCCACAGAAAGGTCCTGACGTACTGTTACCGATCGGTGGCATAGCTTCCGAAATACCGGTTATTGGAGACGGAAAAACTATCGGCTTAAAAACAGGAACAAACAATTATGTGGGCTTAACAGATCGTACAAAATATGGAGAAGGTCAATATTTTGCAGCAGCTGCACCGGCATACAATGAAAACATTCAAGAAGTATCAAACAGCGGAACACCAATAGCAAGCTATGACAAAGACTATTACACCGGATTAACAGACGAAATTGGAAAGTCCGGAATGATAGCAGTAACTAATGCAACAGGAGCTTCAACAATCAATATGCTAAGGCAAGCTTTTGCAATCCAAAGACTCTACGAGAAGGATGCAAGAGGAGGTACGAGATACACAGAAATCCTAAGAGCACACTTTGGAGTTGTTTCACCTGATGCAAGGTTACAGCGTCCGGAATACCTCGGAGGATCCAGAGTACCGATCAATATGGATCAGGTCATCCAAACATCAGCAACCGATAACGTATCACCTCAAGGTAACACGGCAGCTTACTCAATGACCGGACACAAAGAACACAGCTTTACAAAGAGCTTCACAGAGCACGGAATGATCCTAGGCCTGGCATGTATAAGAACAGATCACACATATCAGCAGGGCATCGAACGCTTTTGGAGCAGAAAAAAACGTTTTGACTTTTACTGGCCTTCTCTCGCTAACATTGGAGAACAGGCGATACTTAACAAAGAAATTTACACACAGGGAACAAGCGCAGACGATGAAGCTTTCGGTTATCAAGAAGCTTGGGCAGAGTACAGATACAAGCCTTCAAGGGTATCTGGAGCATTTAGATCAAACTACGCTCAAACTTTGGACGCATGGCACTATGCAGACTACTACACAACACAACCATACTTAAGTAGCACTTGGATAAATGAAACAGCTGCAAACATCGACAGAACCATTGCAGTATCCGAAGAAGTCGAAGATCAGTTTATAGCAGACTTTTTCTTTAAAAACACAATGGTTAGACCTATGCCATTGTATTCAATACCGGGACTTATTGATCACCATTAAAAACAAAAGTTTCATAAAAAAGCTGTCACTAATCCCCATTAACATCAAGGGAGTTAATGGGGACCCCGTGACAGCACCTTTACACAGTGAAAAAGGGAGGTTTTAAATGAGTTTAACAGCTGGAGCAATGATAGCAGGAAATATAGCAAGCAATCTAACAGCAAACGGAATGCAATCATCCGGAGAAAGTCAAAGCAGCTCTTCCGGACAAAGTACATCTTCCGGATTAAGCAATAGCAGAACATACGGATCAGAAGCAACAGAAGCATCAAAACAAATGATGCGAGAAGCGAACGAATACAACCAGGAAACAATGAGATTACAAATGAAATATAACGCAGCTGAAGCAGCTGAAAACAGAGCATGGCAAGAAAAAATGGCAAATTCTGCAGTACAAAGACAAGTAGCAGATCTTAAAGCAGCCGGAATTAATCCAATCTTAGCAGCCAATCTAGGAGGAGCAGCAACACCGAGCGGAGGAGTAGCATCAGCAACAGGAATAAGCTCAGCAATGGGACAAGCTCATTCAGACAGTGAAAGCCATTCAGAAAACAGCTCACAAAGTACAAACTCCGCATCAAGTTGGTCAAAAGAACAAGCATCAACAAATGTAAAAAATCAACTTGAAGCAGGAATAGAAGCAATAGAAGATGCAATAACAGGAATGATACAACCGGGAAAATCATCAGCATATAAAATAGGACAAAGCGTAAAAGAATTTTCAAATAAATACATAGATTACATAAAAGAAAATAAAGAAATGATTGCCGGAATGGTAGATCTCAAAAGAAAAATAGACGAAGATTCAAAAGACATAATAAAAATGGCACTGAAAGGAAAGTAAATGAATTGTAAACACCCATTGGTAAGATATGACTTTCCAAACGAAGACTATACAGTCCTAAGCTATAAAAAAATAAAAAAAGAAGGGATAGACCTAACACACATTCACAATAAAAAAGGTCAAATCCCTATAAAGGAAACACAAATTCCTTGCACACATTGCATAGCTTGCAGATTAAATTATAGCGCAATTTGGGCAAATCGTATACTACTAGAATTAAAAAATATACCAGAAAATCAAAAATGGTTCCTGACGCTTACCTATTCACCCGAAAAACTACACATCACTCAAGGAGTAGATCCAGAAACCGGAGAAATATACGAGTCAAATACACTTGTATTAAAAGATGTACAAGACTTTAACAAAAGACTGCGTGAAGCTTGTGCGGAAAATATTACACACCACACATGCGAAATAAATGATAAAACATACGATATAGGCTTAAGATACTACTACTGCGGAGAATACGGAAGCCATACAGACAGAAGCCATTACCACATGATCATCTGGAACATAAGACTAGAGGAACTCGGACTTGAATTCTATAAATACAACGCACAGCACCAACCGCTTTTTAAATGCAAAAAGCTAGATAAAATATGGCAAAACGGATTTGTAACCATCGGTGGTGTAACATGGGAAAGTATAGCATATACAGCAAGATACATGCTTAAAAAGCAAAAAGGAAAAGGAGCAGAAATATACTATAAGCTTAAAGGACAACGTCCAGAATTTTGCCACATGAGCACAAGACCAGGTATAGGACGAGAATACTATGAAAGCCACAAAGACGAAATTTACAAATATGACGAAATCACAATAATGAAAAAAAGAGGAGCATTTAAAATCAAGCCATTCAAGTATTATGATAGACTTTACGATGAAGAATACCCGGAAGAAATGGAACAGATCAAAGAGCACCGGCAGGAAGTCGGAAAAGAAGCAAGAAAAGTAAAACTTTCAAAAACTACATTGGACGAGCTCCAACTTCTGGAAGTAGAAGAAAGAACGCTTGAAAACAAAGTTAAAAAATTGAAACGAACCATCGAGTAACAGGATCCTTCAAGGATCCTTTTTTAATCAAGCCGAATATACGTAAGTAGCACACCAACACATCAACGATCCTCATTAAGGCACCACTACCATAAGCAAAGCAAGCATTGTTCACGCAACCAACATATAACATCACTTCACATACTCGCGTGGTACGCTGGAGAATCCTCCAGCTGTATAAAATTCTTATTGAAAAATAAAGTAACATATGTTACAATTGTTACAACAAAAGAAAGGAGGGCACAGCCCATGAAAGAAACAATAAGATTAGACAAAGAAATACAATACCTGATCAAAGATTTAAAATACCTATGGATAAAAAAGGCAGAAAACAATCTCAAACTTTTAAAACTAAACAGATCATCAGAAGAAAGAAAAAAAGCTACGTACAAAGAATTAGAACAAGATCTAGAAGAAGAAAAAAACCTCACAGAAAAAGAACAAATAATAAGAGCACTTCAATGGATGGAATACGATCTAAAAGAAATAATCGAAAGACAGGAGGAAAAAATAAATGAGTAAATCACACCTATATTTCATAAAATGGAAAAAAGAATATTTTTTACCACATGCGTTTTTTACAGAAAAAGACGCAGAAAAAATTATAGACTATCTAACAGAACAACCAACAATAAATAAAAAAGAAGACTATGAAATAGCAAAAATCTATAAAGATGATCCTGAATATGAATGGGACGTTTTCAATTGGGGAATAGAACTTTTAGCAAAAGAAATTTGACAACTTATAAGGGGAGGGGTAGAATTGTATTATCAATTAAAAGGAGGTAGCCAAAATGGCACACAGAGCAAGCACACGTAAAAGAACCGACCGAAAGATCTTTAAAAACACAGCATCAAAAACCAAAAAGATGAACATCATGCCAAAGGTAGCAAGAGGAGGAATAAGATTATGATAATCTACTCAATGAAAGATGTAAAAGTGGGTTTCGCTAATCCCTTCTACCAGAACAACCTTGACATGGCAAAGCGCAGTTTCCAGGTAGCAGTTTCCGACAAAAGAGGAGAACTCTACAAGATCAAAGACGATCTTGAACTCTGGGAGATCGGAACCTTTGACGAAGAAACCGGAAAAATCACCGGGAAAGAACCCGAGTATATCATGGGAGGTAAAGATGTATCATTGGAATAATCGACCAAAAACGACAGCAGCTCCGAACGGATCACCGGAAGAACCGGAGTACATCATGTGCATTGATGAAAATGGACACAAGTATCTCAAGGAAACCGGTAAAACAAACACATACAATCTAATACAAGAATCCTTAGAAGAAACCAAGATCGAAAACATAATGAGAAGAGCAGAAGCCGGAGATCTAACAGCTCT